GGTTCACATAGGCGCGGCCCGCCACCGACAGGACCACCGCTTCCGCCCCCTCTGGGAGCGGCTTCACGATGGTCTGACACAGCGAAATCGCCGTATTGATCAGCAGGTCTGCACGGTCGCCGTCGATCTCACCCAGCCCCAGGAAGAGGCCCAGTTGCTCGACGGTCGGCGGGATGAACGCCACGGCTGGCCTCCTATCCGTTCAAGCCCTCCACGGCCTGACACCAAGCGACCAAGTCGGCAGCGGGGTCCAGCTCCACGGACCGGGCCTTCGCCCGCTTCGACGCCAACCGGTACTCGGCAGCCGTCTGCAACTTCCGCAGCACCGCCTCATAGCCCGCCACGTCATTGCGGTCGACGAAGATCCCGGCCTCGCCGAGCGACTCACACAAGCCCGGCGTCGGATGCGCGACCACGGGAATTCCGCTCGCGAGAGCCTCACAACCCGCCCGGCCCCACGACTCGTAGGACGACGGCATCAGCAGCACCCGAGTGCGGGCGTACACCTGCTCCCGCATGTCCTCACCACGGACATGGTCGACGATCTCGACGTTCGGTAGGTCGGGGAGGATCTGCTCGCCGTAGGCGCCCTTCACGGCAAGGAACTGCTGATCCGGCATCCGCTCGGCGAGGGCCTTAAGGACCTTGCCACCCTTCTCCGGGTTGCAGTTGACCAGCGTGATCGCCTTGCCCGGCTTCGTCGCATACTCGCCGGCGAACACCGGCGGTCGCACGACCAGCGACTGTGCAGGGCGGATGGACTTCGGGTACTCGGCGAAGAACAGCTCCGCTTCTCGCTCCATCCACTGGCTGTTGTAGACGGCCAGTGCAGTCCCGCCCGCGGTGGCATCCCGGAACGTCGGACGGTGCGTGTTGTGGCAGACGACCACGAGCTTCTTGCCGTAGCCGCGGGCCAGAGATGCCGTCGACGGCACCGTCTCCAGATGCGCCAGCAGCACATCCGCCCGACGAACCGCCGTCGGGAAGTCCAGCCGCGACTCAAGCGGCACCACCTTGATGCCGCGGTACTCGTACTCCCGGCTGGCCTTGCCATAGCGGGACAGCCACACGGACACGTCGTGCCCGCGCTCCACCAGCGGCCGAAGCATCGACACGAGCATGTGCTCGGCGCCGGCGTTGTGCTCTGGCGGCATCGCATGAACGCGGGCCACGATCGTCAGGGGCTTGGCTGCCCCGCCCGGCGCGGAAGCCGGGACAGCCCTCGCCATCAGGACCCCGACGGGGTGCCGGTGTACTTGACGAACGCGTCCGCGTCGCCCATGACGAAGCCGTAGTACGCCTCGGCGAGGATCAGGACGAGGTTCTCCTGGAACGCGGAGTGCACGCCGCCGTCCTCGTCGACGTAGGTGGCCTCGTTGGAGATGCGCACAGTGATGTCCATGCCCACTCCGTAAGCCGCCTGGCTCCAGTCGCCGCCGAGTGCCCGCAGGCCCGTGTCCGTCGACGCGGACTGCCGGCGCTGCTTGCCCGACACCGACCGCGAGTAGGCGAGCGGCTCACCGATCAGCGTCCCCGCCGACGCCATGTTCGTGCCAGGCGTCTGCGTGTCGACGAGGATCGGGCGGCCGGTCGTGTCCGTCGCCAGGAGGAGCTTCGGCTTGAGCCGGTGGTCCGCGACCGTGCCGGTGTAGTCGTAGTCCTCGTCGATGACGAGGTCCATGCCCTTGACCAGGTCCGCCCAGATGCCGCCCTGGCCCTGCGCCGTAGTGCCCAGCGCGACGCTCTGGGACGTCATGGCCAGGTATTCAGCGAAGGGGCCGGTGGCCCCCTTCATCGTCTTGCCGTGGATCGCCGCGTGGTCGAAGGCTCGCGCGAACGCCGTCGGCAAGTCGTTCTGCAGCTGCTGGTACAGGCCGGCCGTGTTCGTCCGGGCAACCTCCATGGCGACCGGGATGAGCACAGCCAGCTTCTTCGCCGTCATGTGCTTGACGTCGATGCCGCCGGTCGACAGAGGCTTCTTCTGCCCCTGGCCGACCCAGTCGGCGGTCGGCACATCCAGCGGGATGGGCACCGACGTGGTGGCGTCGAGGGCCAGCGGTGCCCGCCGCGCGAGCGACATGACCGCAGACTGTTCCGCGGACTTTTCGAAGATCGGTGCGGTGATGGTCCGCGGGAGGAGTTCCTCGGGAAGACCGGACGTCGTGATCGGGGCCGTAGCCACCATGATTTACCTCTTTCAGCGACCAGGAAGCCGCGACTTAAGCCAGCCGTCGAACTCGTCCAGCGGGCTGGGGGCCTTTGTCTTGTTGGCGCCGGACGCCTGAGTGCGGTCCGGTGCGGGACGCCGCGGGCCCTCCTGGGGCTGGGTCTTCGCCCAGTGCGGCTTGCGCTCCAAGAGCGCGTCGAGGTCCGCCTTGATGGCCGCCTCGTCGATGTCACCGTCAGAGTCGATGTACGAGTCCAGATCGAGCGCGCCGACCGCGTCCTCCGGGTCCGCGAACCCGGTCATGGCCAGCGCCTGCACCTGCGACCGGACCAACTTCTGACGCGTCTTCGCGATCTGGTCCTGCGCTCGCTGCAGCTGGTCGTTGAGCCGCTCGGACTCCGTCTTCTCCGCGTCCTTGATGCGCTGCAGCTCGGCAGCCGCCGGCTCCAACTCCTTCAGGCGCTTGCGGAGGTTCGCGGCCTCGCTGTTCTTCTTGCGCAGCTCCGCCTCGAACTTCTTCCGGTCGAACGGCTCCTCCTGCTTGCCGACCTCCGCCTCCTGGGCGTCGTCCTGCTCCTCGGCGCCATCCGTCTCCTCGGTGACCGTCTGGTCGACGGTCTCCTCGGTGCCGGACTCCTGCTGCTCGACGGTCTCGTTCTCTTCGGGCATGACGAATCGGCCCTCCAGGGGCTGTGGAAATGAGAAAGGCCACCACCAGGGCGACCTCGTTGATCAGAAAGATCCGGGATCCGCTTGAGCCCGCTGCTCGGCGAGCGCGGCCCGGAAGAGCCGCAATTGCTGCCCCGGATGTCCTTGGGCGAACTCGCGGTAGATGCGATCCCACTCGCGAGCCTTCGCTGACAGCTCGAACGCCTGCCCGCGGAAGACGGGGATTGGCTGGCAGCGGCAGTAGTTGTGGTACTTGATCACGCTGTCGTCGCCGACGAACCTGTCGTTGGCGTCCTCGCCCACGGTTCCGCGGTCCTTGTAGACGGCACCCCGGCTGGACATGAGCGCACAGAAGGCGCAGCAGCCGAGCGCCGCTGCCCGCGCATAGGCGACCGCCCCGCGGTCCTGGCGCACAGCGTCCTGCACCGTCTCCCGGCCCGCGTTCAGCACCAGCCGACCAACGGCCCCATCCGCCTTGGACATCGCCGCATCCAAACGCACGTCGAGCGGCTCCAGTTGCGCCACGGTCGCTTCGTCCTCGTCGCGCGGCCACACATCCTTCGTGGCCCATCGCAGAGAATTGGATGTCTGCTCATCGGGGGGCGGATCGGCCACCCGTACCGTGAACGTCCCCGCGACGCCAGCCGTCTCGCGCTCGCCGTCGTAAAAGTCGGCGCCCAGAGACGCCGACGCCTCGGCGTAGCGCGCCACCAGGGCCGCTACCGCCTCAATCCACGCCGGCAGTGTCGCCTGCAAGCGGTTCGGGTTGATCAGGCGCCGCAAGCCGCGCAGATCGCGCAGCAGCAGCGCAGACAGACCCGACTGTGCCTGCCGCCAACGAACGACGCTCGTCGAACTATCCGTGGTCGCCAAGATCGGCCTCCGACGGTTCAACAGTCGTCGCCTGGTCGCCCGCTCCAAGCGCTGCCAGCCGCTCCAACAGCGCAGCGCTTCCAGCCCTGCTGGTAGCCCGGCGGCGATCAGCAGCAATGCGCTGCCGCTGCGCCTCCGTGAACCCGGCCATCTCCAGCGTGACGTCCGAGTCCGCGGGCAGTACTCCGGCCTGAACGAGCTTCACCGTGGCGTCCACCTGGGCCGCCACCGTTGGCGTTGCCGGGTTCCGCCACACCGTCTCGATGCGGCGCGTCTTGTCCGGGGGTTCTCCGTCGCGCACCCACAGGGCGAGCCGCATGGCCTGCTGCCAGGCGGCCCCGAAGCGGCGGATCCTGCGCTCGCTGCGTTTGACGAGCTTCGCCTCGGTCGACCGGATGGCATCTGCGCTGGCCGGGTTGTCGGTGGTGTAGCCGAGCATGTGCGGCGGCAGCCCGAACTGGCTCGACATGATCCGCGCATACAGGTCGATGATCTTCGTCATGCCGGACGGGTCGTGAGCCGAGAACTGCCCCACCGTCGGAACGTCGCCGTTCTCATCCCGCTCCAGGCCCAGGACCCGGCCGATGTAGGTCTGCCACGCGTCCAGCGCATTGCCCTCAGCGTCCTGGAACGCCGACTCGGAGGCGCCGAGGATGTATCGCTGCGGCGCGCCGAAGAACTCGGCCGCGACCTCCATGCCCATGAGGCGCCGGCACGCGGCATCCGTGATCGACATGACCTCAGGGGTGATCTCGCTCTTGCCAACCCGGTCCCCGGTGCGCTGCCGGTTCGCCATCCGCACCACCGGCACAACGCCGAGTTTGTGGATGTCGCGGTCGACGACCTCCCAGCCTCCCGACGCCGTCGGCAGGGCCATCACCGTCTGGTCCGGCAGGTAGAGGACGAGCATGCGCTCCTCAGGGCCGGACTCGATGAACGTGTCCGCCGCGCACTCGCGAAGGGCCGCCGTGCTCATGCGGATACGGGCATCCCACAGCACCGTCATGTCCAGCGGCGACTCCGCCGAGATCAGCGGCGGGCAGTCCGGCGTCCCGCAGTCCCCCGAGCCGACCGCCAGATACTCACGGCCGTACACGAGGGCATCCAGGTGGGCGAGGCTGGACTCGTCGAACAAGTCGTTGGCCTCGGCGATCTCCGCCAACTCCGACGAGTCCGCCCCATCCGCCCAGCGGAACGCCTCCAAGTCAAGGCGCTCCTCCAGCGATTCGACACCAACCCGCGGCCAGCCAATGACCGTGTGCAGGCCCTTCAACTGAGGCGGGATGCTGATGCCGAGATCCCGAACCAGCTGCTCGCCGTTGAAGTAGGCGTCCCGCAGTTGCAGCGCCCACCGGTCCCGCAGCATGTCCGCGCGCAGCATGTTGATCAGCGCCAGCTCGTCGTCCGACAAGAACGTGAGCGGAAGGTCGGGGCTCGTGATGGTCATCGCAGCACCACCACCCTGCCCTTGCCGCCGGTCTTCTTCTTCGCCCGCTTCGGCGAGTTCAGGATCATCCGGCGCAGCATCCGCGCCCCGACCATGCACACCGCAAGGTCGATCTTCCGGGCAGACTCACGGTGCTCCTTGCCGATCGTGACGCCCCAACGGTTCGTCCGCCGCCGGGCATTGATCACATGAGTGCGGAGCACCTTGTGCCCGTCGTGCAGCAGAGACCGCTCCAGCACGTCCGTGTGCGTGCGCTTCACCGCCTCCGTGAACGTCTCCTGATTGCGGGGGTCACGCATGTCCCAGCGCACCGCGTGCGCCTTCGGCCCCGACTGCACCGCCCGGAGAGCAAGCTTGGCGCCCCACGTCTGGCCCCACAGGTCGATGTAGGCGTCCCAGTACATCTCGCCGTCGTCATCGTCCTGGCCGGAGCCCGGGTCCGCGAAGAACGCCTGCACCTTGAACCGCGCGAAGGCGTTCTCGACGACGCCGTGCACCACATCCCGCGGCACCCGATACGGCACATAGCCCGGCGAGTTCGGGGACGGCCAGTTCGCCGGCTTCTGCCACACGCCCAAGGCCGAGACGAAGCCATCCGACATGCGGCACGCGCACAGGCCAGTCGCGTCGTCGGACTTGGAGCCGTCAAAGAACAGGACGATCTCATCGCCGTCGGCGAGTTCCAGGCCTTCACGCTTGCAGGCGTCCCACTCGTAGCGGGCCATCCACGCGTCCTCCGCCGCGGCGATCTGGTTGAACCAGAACCGCCGGCTCCGCGAAGGCGGGTTACGGACGTCAAGAATCGAGGCCTTCAGACGTTCGATGTCCAGCCAGGTCGAATCCCCACGGACCGCCTCCAGCGTCGGACGAATCCACGGCTCAGTCAGCTGCGCCTCGGGCGGCGCCTCCAGCGAGTCGTAGAAAAGGCCCGTATCTGCGGCGCGGCCAGCCTCCGCCGCCTCGTAGGCGTCCCGAGTACGCTCCGCCACCGAGTCCTCGCCCGGCTCGAACGCGTTCGTGATCGCCAGGGTTCGGCTCGCCCCGTCCGCAGACTTGGTCGCGTTGCGCTCGATCACAGCCGCCATCTCGTGGCCCGAGTTCGACTCCAGCCAGTGATGCGTCTCGTTCGGATAGGTGGCCGTCGGCCGGCCGCCCTCAAGAGCCCGCGGCGACGATGTCACCGCCTCGATGCGGGCCCGCCCCTTATCGGCGTAGATGATCTCCTTGCCGAGGTCGATGCGGTACTCCTGCAGAGCCCGCTTCGTGAACAGCCCCGGAAACAAGGTCATCGTGTTGCGGGTCTGATCCTGCGACACCGCCGCCATCTGAACCCACGCCGCCGGATGCTGCTGCCCCAGCGGCTGACCCGGCGGAACACCCCACTCGTTACCCTCGTCAGCCACCTCGGCGAACCGGCACGGCCCCACGAACTCGAACGCACCCCAAGAGCCGATAACCGGATCCTTCCCCCAGCCCTTCAGCCGCTGAACGACCCCGTCCCGCCACAGGAACCGGTTCGTTGCCGGATCCATGGCGTACCACCACAGGGTCAAGCGAGCTTGCTCAGGCGTGTACCGCCACGGCTTTCCGGCATAGTGCTGCAGGTACGTAGCGGTCCACGCCAGCGCATGCCAGCCCAGCGTGTACTCAGGCAGCAGGAACTTGCCGTCCGGGCCGCGCTTCCACGTCGGGCCGAGCGTGAACGGGGTGACGACGTCCGGGACCTGCTCCTCAGCCGCCTGCGATGTCACGGTAGGAATCCAGCGGACTCACCGACGCCAACTGCGGGCCGACGGGCTTCTTCCGCTCCAGCTCCATACGGGCCCGGCGCCGGTCGCCCTCCGTCGTCAACAGCGAGGCCATCACCGAGTTCAGAGCCGCGACGAGCTGCCCATTAGGGCCTCGCTCCGAGCAGTCCAGCACCCGCGACATCAGCTCGGCGGCATACCGGGCAACCGCCCAGTCCGACGGCTGATAGAACGCGGCCTGCCCCGACTCGCGCAGCGACAGGTACCAGTCCCTTGCGATCGGATCCCACAACGGACTCGGGTCCGGCAGGTCCGGCAGATCATCAGGGGCCCCAGACGGAGCCTTCGTGATCGAGTCCTTCTCGTTCTTCGAGCGATGGCCCATGCGCTCCTCAGAGCGCTTACCGACAGGTCCACGAGCGCCCATGACGACCTCCAGGGTCAAAGCACGCCACCAGGGCGCACGAAGGGCTGGAAACAACGACGCCCCGCAGGACACCGCCGGGGCGTCAGAGCGAAGCGATCAAACCGGCCGCATCAGGCAGCTCGGCAAGACTGAGCGGAGTGCCCGGAACCCGGTCACCCACGATGATGTAGCGGCGATCCGAGTACACCTCGACCGCCAACTCCCCCCGGCGGATGCGCCGGCCAGCTGGCACCGCACCGCGGAACCACAAGTGCAGGCCCGAACCGGACCGGCCGCGCTCCATGTACGTCGGCGGCAACGCATCGACAATGCGCTGCGCCCACGGCAACACCCGCCCGCCCTCAACCGCATGGTCCAGGTCCACCACGACGAAGCCGTCGCCCGCCGCCAGCACAAAGCCCATGCCGTCACCGGTCCTGGAGGCGCAGACCGCGCCGAAGTCAGACCAGGACGACGGATCGTTGACCGAGGCGAAACGGCCGTCCGTCCGCATCGGAACCTTGTCCTTGTGCCGCACCCAGCGAGGACGCGACGCCAACTCGGCCGGCACGCGCCTGGACTGCTCCGCCACCAGGGCGTCTTCATGCTCACGCTTGCGGGCCCGGGCCGCCAGGACGCGATGCGAGTTGGAGCAGTAACGGCGGTCCGACCGGTGCACCACCGGCAGGTCTCCCCCGCAGTACTCGCAGCTCTGAAGCGTCCCTGGCATGCCTCCAGGATACCGGCACCTGTTAACGACTAC